AATGGTATTGGAATATTTAAAGTAACATTTTCTATACTTGATGATAAATATTTGTCTCCTGGTAAACCAATAGGTCCAGTAGTACCAGTATTACCAGTAGGACCTGTGTTACCAGTAGGACCTTTATTTCCAGTATTTCCAGTAGGACCAGTATTTCCTGTTGGACCAGTATTTCCAGTAGGACCAGTATTTCCCGTTGGTCCGGTATTTCCAGTAGGACCAGTATTTCCGGTAGGACCAGTATTTCCAGTAGGACCCGTGTTTCCAGTAGGACCAGTATTTCCAGTAGGACCCGTGTTTCCAGTAGGACCTGTATTTCCAGTAGGACCTGTATTTCCAGTAGGACCAGTATTTCCAGTAGGACCAGTATTTCCAGTAGGACCAGTATTTCCAGTTGGACCGGTATTTCCAGTAGGACCAGTAGGTCCTGTATTACCGGTAGGTCCTGTATTACCGGTAGGTCCTGTATTACCGGTAGGTCCTGTATTACCGGTAGGACCAGTATTTCCAGTAGGACCAGTATTTCCAGTAGGACCAGTATTTCCAGTAGGACCAGTATTTCCAGTTGGACCGGTATTTCCAGTAGGACCAGTAGGACCTGTAGAACCAGTATTTGATGCTGAACCGGGTAATCCAGTAGGTCCAGTATATCCAGTACCTCCATATTCTCCTGTATATCCGGTTAATCCCCTAGGTCCCATAGGTCCAGTTTCTCCTTCATATTTTGTAATATATGCGGGTGCGTCATCTCCTGTATTAGTAATTGTTGGAGTACACCCACCTTGTACATAATTATTAAAACATGGATTAATTTTATTACTATTATTATCGTTATTACAATCGGTTCTTTTTAATGCAATATTACGTTTTCTTGTTGTTGCATCTCCCGATGATGACATTTATATAATATGAAGTTATAATATATAAATTGACATAAAAATAGAATATAATGCAAAATAAATTAAAGATCATACATAATAGTTAATTTCAAACAAAATGAATAATCAGAATGATTCATATTAATAATTCTACCTTGATCATCAAAAATACTAACATGAAGTCTTTGAATATCAACAGGTCCAAAATAAGTACGAGGTTCAGTAATTATTTTATAATCTTCATTGATAATTACATTTTCTTTTCCTTTTCCATCCATTGATATTCTCGCTAAAATATTTGGTTTTAATCCATTTTTTTCAAAAGCAGTTGTAAAAGTAGCATTCACACTATTATTAAAATCATCTACAGCCAAATAGAGATATTTAATTGCATTAGACTCAATAGGTTTTTCTCCTATGTAACTGGTATATCCAAGATAATTATCTTTTATAAATCCCAAGTTCCATCCAAATTTTGTAGCAATATATCTATTATCACTATTTCCTTCAATATCTGTTGCAAAGTCTAGTCTAATTTCATCTATTTGAGAGACAATATTAGAATAATTAGGATTAACTTTAATTGAAACTTTATTAGAACCACTTCCATCTTGATCATTCAATAACTCAAAACATATGTATGAAAATATATCATTAACATTTTTAAGTGTTCCATTACTAAATTTTGGAGAAACAACATTATTAATTTTAGAAATCAATCCTTCAGATGAATAATTACCATCAGGAATAACAAATACTCTGGATGATTCTACACCGGTTCCATCATTTTTGAAAAATATAGATATATGGAAATAATTATTACAATATTGTTTTGATATACTATAAAAATCTTTTGGAATTTCTAAACCAGTTAATTGTAATTCAACAACTTTTCCAATTTTTGAAGGTAATTTTACAGAGAAATCACTACTGGATGTTGTATAATAATTATCTCTAAAACGCGTATCTACAGTTATATATTTACATACTGAACGTTTTCTTAAAGGATTCATCATTCCCTCAAAATATTCGGAATTTTGTGTATAAACATAATTAGTAACTGGACGTTCAATAACATTTGGTGCACGTGATGTAGGTAATTCAGCTGATATAGGTTGTTGTGTTTCATCTAATACTGCATTTTTTGGAATACTTGTAGGATTTTTTACTTGTCTATTATTTTTTAATGTTTGATTTACTTTATCTAAAAATTCAATAAAATCACGTTTAAAATATTGTTGTACATCTCCAGATTTAAGCATTTTTTCTCTTATTTCATACACACGATTTTCTATTGCATCATGATTATAACTTTTATCTTTAAACCCTAAAAAATTTTCTAAATCGGTTATACTATAATTATCTATATTCAAATCTATTTTACCAACGGTATCTTCGATTTTATCCATTTTTATATTATATAAAGGTTTATTTATTGTAAATTATAACGTTTATTAAAAACTACATTACTGTTTAGAATTATACACAATTATTTTATTACCAAAAACGAATGTATGAAATAAAAAATGAAAATAATACCACTTTTTACATTTCATATTATAAGTAATACAAGATAACGTAAAAAAAGAAATCATATAACAAAAACTGGTATATCCAATAAATTTTTGATGTAGTGTAAGATATTTATGTCCATGCAATAAAAAACTAACACATGCAAAATTAGCAAGAAAGATATCTATAGCTCTCTTATTTCTACTATTAGGATCCATCCAATACATCATTGATGCCAAAGCACTAACTAAATCTATTCTACATAAATCATTTTTTCTATATAATCCATACATAGATGTACCTATAAATGAACTTGAAGATAATACCAATAATAAATTTGGATTATAAATCATTACAAGTTCTTTTTTTATAAAGTTATACAATTATATTAATATAGTTTTGTATATTTATATGATTTAAAAATAGAATATCTTTATCTATATATATAATAAACTATAAATGTCATTAGCTACTTTAAAAAAAAAATCTCAAACAAAATATCGTAATATGAGCGTTGGATCTACTAATGGAGGTTTTTCTTTGAACGGTTCAACCAGAAATCATGGATATATTGGACAAACATCTTTAGATAGACATATTATTGGAACTACTATGAAAGGAGATGTACCTCGTGGTAGTGGAGGTTGTTGTGGTGATTACTATAAACAAACAGTTCTACCTAGTTCTATACATAATTTAAATGATACTAATACTATTAAATCATCTGTATTGTCAAACAAAGGATCTATTAGAACCCGTTATAGATGGATTTGGCGTCCACAACCATATAGTACTTTTAAAAACGATGTAACCATGAATAACGGTAATCAAAGCGACTATATAAATAAAATTTCTAATAAAACTATTCAAGATCTGAATGAATGTAATATTATTGTAGATAAACCCTCTTCAAATAATTCTTGTTTGAAATCTGAGAAAAAGCCAACGTGTGTAATCACACAAGATATTGTTCAAACTGGTATTGTTGCAGATACTCAGGGAAACTATATTTCAAAATTAAAAGGATGTGAAATTAACGATAAAGTATTTCCTAAGAGTACATGTGGAACACCTATTGTCTAAAAAATTGAAGTAAAATTTCTTAAAAATATTATTATTATTATTTATAAGAAATGGATAATAGCAATGAAAAAAACTTGGAACAACAATATTTAGATTCACTAAATGAAAAAGAATTACTTGCTTATAATATTGCTAAAAATCATTTAGGAGAATCATATTCATTAGTAAAAAGTAACGGATTTTTAGAATTCTTAAAAAAACAAAAAACTAAATCTCAAATAGAATCATAATTATTTATTAGTTGTCATCTTTTTAAAATCACTAAATTTTAACTTTTCCAATACAGGGCTCTTAAATTTTCCTAAACCCTTTTTATTAGAAACTGTTTGTATTAATTTCATATTATTCATTTTACCTAAAGATATAAACTTATTCATTAACCGCTCTGGTTCTTTTTCTTCATTTGGTTTTTCATCCTTTGATTTATTTTCTTTTTCCTTTGTATTTTTTTTAAATTTAGCAAAAACAGTATTTGATACAGAAAACTTTTTTTTCTCTTTATTATCATTAACTTCCTCTTTAAAATGTATATCTTTTAAAGGCATTATATTGTCTTTCATTACATGTTCATCCATGAAAAAATCCAAACATCTATATACTTCTACATACTTCATAGCACAACTATTTAATACATCATAAGATACAACACTCTCATCTGAATAATATGCAAAACCCAACTTATATGCATCATAATACATCATAATATTTCCTTGGGGGGTTGTTTGAAATAACATTCGCATTTTCCATTTTTTTTCTAAAGTATTTTCTTGTTTCATGATATCATCATATTCATGTTTTACATAAAATGATTTTTCTATATTAGAATTATAATTCACTATTTCATTACTTAATATTTTATTAAATCTATCTTTTTGATTTTTTGAATAAACTTTTTCAAGATCTTTTACTGTTAAAACCTTCTCTTCTTTTATATTTAAGACATATAACACATAATTATAGCATAAATAAAAAATACGCCATAATATTATTTTTAAATAATAAACATAATATAATAACGATCTCATTTTTATTATATATTTGTTAAAATGTTTATATTCTTTTACTGTTTTTTCTCAATTTGACTTTTTCTATAATCAAACAAATCTTTTATTTCTTTATCTAAAAATGGAACTTTCAATAATTCATAATTCTTATTTATATTTTCAGGATGCAAACACACTAAATATAATGCGTCTACCTTTTTTCCATATTTCTCTTCCAAAATTGTTTTATACATATTTAATTGTAATGAATAATGCCAAAATTTTGCATCAGGCAAATGCTCTATACATTTTGTCTTTGCCATTTTACCATAATCATTTTCATAATCAATCAATTTGCAACGCTTCCAATCATATATTTCTAAATTTCCATCAGCATTCTCAAACACCATATCTATTGAACCTGATATCTTTATGTCTTCATGGAAAACTATCCATTCTGTTCTATATGGTTTCAAATTTGAATGCTCTTTCTGAAATCTAGTGAAATAGTCATATTCTATACTATCATTTTCTACCTTCCATCCATTATAAAAACACTCTATATCATAATGCATTTGTGTACCCTTACCTGATGCCTCTTCACCATTCTTACGCCACATCTCTTTAATCTCTTCACGAGTCATCTTATAGTATTTATTTTCCGGATCTTCCAATTTACCTCTCTCAATCATTCCATCTATTACTTTGTCTGGTTCAAAATGTGAAAACTGTTGATGTATCCAAGTTGTTGTTGATGTATAATCTTGTTTACCATACACAGTATATATATGTGGACCTTCATCAAAAGTTATATCATTATCCCTAGGATGAGGGTTTTTTTCAGCTAATTCGGTAGGCACTTTCTTTTCTTCCATCGTAGTATTATAAATAATATTATAATGTTTTAAATATTTTTATACATCAATTTTTTTCTTATGATTTTTTCTTTTAGTTTTTCTCTTTTTAGTTTTTCTCTTT